TTGTTTTAACAATATTAAATTTTAGTAGATCCTTCATTCTCAATAAGAATGAATGATCTAAAGTAGAACCTAACTTCAGTAGTATTACAGATCCTCCAAAAGGAGAATATATAATACCTGGAGGTTTTATCAATAAATTTGTTAAGAAACATTCATTGAAACGAAAACCACCTGTCTTCTCTAAAAAATTATTATATTTATCAATGAAAGCAGGTCCAGATGGACCAGCTACATTGACATCTTATCATAATCTATTACAATATAGTTATGAAGAGATGCAAAATATTTTTAATATTACAGATGAAGCTGGGGCGGATTTCTTTTCTAAATCCTACAAGTATGCATGGGATAATAACTTGTATGCCCAAAAGTCTAAAACTAATGGGGTACTAAGTTATGTTAAAGATCCTGAAGCAAAATTGAGAATAATAGCCATTTCTGACTACTATACTCAGTTGTTTTTAAAACCTATTCATAACATAATTTTGTTTATGTTAAGAGGCAGTTTTAATACTTGCGACAGAACCTTTACTCAAGATCCAATGCATAGATGGGAGGAAAATGAACACAGCTTTTGATCTTTAGACTTGTCTAGTGCAACTGATCGATTTCCTATAGATTTACAACGACGGCTATTGGTTAGAATTTTTAATGAAAAATTCGCCCATAGTTGAAGTTATTTATTATCTAATAGGAAATTTACTACTCCATTGGGTGACATTGTAAAATATTCTACAGGTCAGCCAATGGGTACTTATTCTTCCTGGGCTGTTTTTACCCTAACACACCATCTTGTTGTACACTATTGTGCACATCTAGAAGGTTATGAAGATTTTGACCAATATATTATATTAGGTGACGATATCGTTATAAAAAATGATAAAGTTGCTAATAGATATATTAAAGTCATTACTTCATTAGGTGTTGAGGTATCTCTTAATAAAACTCATGTATCTAAAGATACTTATGAATTTGCTAAAAGATGAATAAAACCATTAACAAAACAGGAGATTACAGGTGTTCCTTTAAAAGGAATAATCAATAATTTTAAAAATCCACAAGTGGTTTTTATTATTTTATATGATTATTTCAAAATTAAAAGTAATCTGTATTTAAGTAAGTACTCATTAGTTGAGTTGTTATTTAGACTTTATCATAAGTTTAGTGTTATTCAAGGTAAAAGCTCCAAAAAGAAGAAATTTTCTTCTAAGAAGGTTTTTATTAACTTGAATAGAAATAAACTTATGATGATCAAAGCTTTGGGCCTGTCATTGGATATCGACTTTGGTTACTATAGTTATGATAAATTGAGAAATTTATTCACACTTTTAGTAAAGAATGACGATTATCCTATACCAGGTGAAGGAGTAGCTCTTTTAGAATATAAAAGAATTCTTTCACAAGGAATGGCAGGTATAATAGGTAAAATTAATAATAATATTATTAACAATCCGGATTTACTTTTGAGTAAATTCGATATTGAAGATAAAAATTTATTATCTGATAATCC